GAGCAAGTTAGACTACTATTCAACCCACACTTAGTTATTAAGACCGCACAAACTAATGTAGCTCAAGCTCATATTGAGCAAGAATCTGATAAATCCTCTCTGGATACTTCTGACAGGCAAGAGCGCGTTGTTAGGAGATCCTTTTCTGTAAAATTAGAAGGCTATATTCCAAACCCTAGATTTATCATCACATCTACAGGTGAAATTGAAGAGTTCAAATTGGATGCCACTATATATGAAAAAAAATAATAAAAACCCTCACAAGTTGAGTAAATACTAAGGAGATAATGATATGAAGCGACTCACCAACACTAGTCTACAAAGCTGGAACATCTATTTACAAACTGAAGAAGGTGTTAAAAGCTTTTATTTAGCTCCAGAGCAGAGTATTCAAGTCCCTGCTTCGTATATCACTGACGATGTTATTAGATATCAACAACGAAGTCTAATCTCGATCAAAAACGCATAGGAGATAATTTAAATGCCCAACTACGTTAGCCCCGGTGTATATGTCATTGAGAAGGATATCTCTGACTACCCCGCCCAAATTAATTCATCTGTTGTCGGTATCGTCGGTTTCGCAGACCGAGGACCAATCGCAGGTTTAAACAACAACAAAGCCACGCTGATCACTAGCCAACAGCAGCTTGTCGATACCTTCGGTGAACCGAGCGAAGCCGTTAAGGGTCAGGCCCTTGAAGGTGCGCTTGAGATTCTGGAGGCTACTAACTCGATGCGATTCATTCGCTGTGCTGGTGACAGTGCAGTAGAAGCTTCGGCTGCTGTCCAGATCGGTGCTTGCCCTGCCTTCCAAGTTAGCGGTACTAACGCCTTCCCGCTTATGGCTGGTCAAGATGGAGTTCCTGCACGGGCTGCTGGTGGGGGTGTTTCCGCTCTCGGTAGTTCCGATCTCCAAACCTCTTCTGTTAAGTTCATCGTTACTGCTTATGACCAAAACAGAACTAAGATTGTAGATAACAAGACTTATACTGTTGCTAAAGGTACGTTAAGCACCTCGGCTTCGCAAGGGGCAACTACGATTGCTGCACTTAAAAAGGTTGTCGGTGGATCACTAGACGCTGATAAGGTTGGTGCTTTCGCAGATTCAAACGGCATTGACGCTTCCTCTTTCTTCGTTGCACTTGCAGCGGGTAACGCAGCATCTGTTGACGTTCAAATGCAGATCCAGAAAACAGACCTCACCTATGTGGATGTTGTTGGCCTTCAGCCTCTAAGCATCACTGGCGGTGCTGGGACTGCCACCGCGAACGGGACTGCCTCTGGAACTAGTATTGATACTACCAAGGCTAGTTACCATGCTAAGAGTTTGTTCCCCGGAGCAGGCTATAACACTGGAACCAAGACTGACGGTGACACTAGCGGTGTCTCCTTCGAAGTAGGTGTTCTTGGTGGTGCGAATAACGCACTCACTGTAAACGATCTAGACTCTGCTGCTGAGTCGTTCATCGCAGGTGCTACTTCTTCTGCCTTCATCGAAGATCAGATTGGTACGAACTACGATGCTAGAACCTCGAACTTCATCACTGCAAACTATGCCACTGGTGAATACACTGATATTGTCCCAACGCCTCTTACCTCTTTCGAGAAGCCTCTTACGAGCTTAGTAGGTGCTGTATCCCTAACGGGTGGACAGGGTGGTGGGGTTACTGGAGTGGCTGCTGATCCTCGCTTCGTCAAGCTGGTTCAAGGAACCTACAACTTGGCTGGGGGTGATAGTGGTATCCCATCTGCTGAAGCTGATGTGGTAAGCACGATTGTTGGTGAAGTAAAGGCGACTGGTGGTAAGACTGGAATTGAAGCTCTGGATGATCCCATCCTGAATGTCTCGATTGCTCTTGCTCCGGGTCCGGGTGTTGGTGACCTACAATCTGTTCAGAACGGACTGATTACGGTTGCAGAAAGAACCACGGACTTCCTCGCCGCTGTCTCACCTCCATATGCTGTGGGTACAACTGGCGATGCGATTGACTGGAGTAACGGTTTCGCTACGACCAGAACGGCTGCGATCAACAGTTCTTACGCTACGATCTACTGGCCTTGGGTCAAAGTCTTCCAAGTCTTTGACGGTAAGGACCGCTGGTTAGATCCTGCCATCTACGGTGTGCGTCAGATGGGTGTAACGGATAGTGTAGCCTTCCCATGGTTCGCTCCTGCTGGCTTTGTACGAGGCCGCTTGACCAAGCCTACGGATGTTGAGGTTGTACTCAACCAAGGTGATCGCGATTCACTATACTCTGGTGGAAACTGCATCAACCCAATCGTTAACTTCCCCCAAAACGGTATCGCAATCTTCGGCCAAAGAACGGCACAAAGACAACCTACCGCACTGGACAGGATTAACGTAAGGCGCATGATGATCTACATCAAGAAGGTCATCCTCGCTTCGACGCAACGACTAGTCTTCGAGCCGAACGATAGGTTCACTTGGGCTAGAGTTGAAGATCTAATTAACCCTCTCTTGGAAGACATCTCTAACAACAGAGGTATTACCGAGTTCAAGGTAATCTGTAACGAGACTGTTAACACGCCAATTCGAGTTGATCGAAACGAGATGTGGTGTAAAGTTCTTATCAAGCCCACCAAGACCGCTGAGATGGTGATCTTCGAACTTAACCTCACTTCACAATCAGCGAGCATTAGCTAGGAGAAATAACTATGGCACAAAAAGCAACCTACGTCTCTTCCGATACCAATAGGGGAAGTATTAAGCCCATCATCTCGGAAGGACTGGATTCTGTAAGAGCATACCAGTTCGAGATTCAATTTCTTGACATGCCGAGTCTGGTAAATCAAGCAAATCCTACTGACCTAACTCTTGCTGCAAAGCAAGTCTCTCAGGTCGGCATGACAGTAGAGGACATCGAAGTTAACCGTGTTAACGATAAGGTCTTCTACCCCGGTAAGGCTTCGCCTGAGGAGCTTACGGTTACCTTTGACAACTTCTACAACAAGAGCGTTTCGAATGCCTTGTGGCAGTGGTTCTCTTCGATCTACGATCCCACTACGGGTAAGTTCCATACCGAAGGTCAAGAGGGGCAACCCAACACCTTTAAGGGCAGAGCGATTATCGTTCATCTAGATTCCAGAGGACAACCTCTGTATGAGACTCGACTGACGGGAGTTTACCCCAAGTCTTGGAAGACTGCTGAGTTTAACTACTCTACTAACGAATTCCACACTATCGAACTTGGACTCCGCTATGACTTCATGGAGCATGTAGGTAAAGATACTGGCTACGGCGGTGCTCTTGCAAGCACGGTCTAAGAGATTACAACTAGATAAGTAAATTCTAAGCCCAGCCTAGAACTATCTGGGCTGGGCTTTTTCTATAATAGACTACACATGGATTACTACTACTCACTCTTAGAAAATTACGAACAGTTAAAGCGCAGAAAATTCAGACTCTCTTTGCGTGAGGAAGAAGCGGCTGATCTAGCTTCCGTAGCAAACGATGTAGCTACTGAATTAGGCCGAATTCGTAATGAAGAAGAGGGCCATAAAGAAGAGGGCTTAGGTAACGGTAAAAATTTAAGTGTTGAAGTAACCAAAGGAAAAGGTGTTAGTGTTACTGGAAGCAATCTCTCAGGTTGGGGAATTAAACTTAGTGGCTCTCAGATCGGAAGCTTGGCTACTTCTTGGCAAAAAGAAAATAGTAATGCTAACAAATTAGTGAAAGCATGGGCAGGTGGTGGTGAGGAAGAAGGCGACACCAAGGACCAAGGCGACACTGGTGAAGAGGGGCAAGAAGGCGAAGGTGGAGATGATCAAGGCTTGGCTATGATCAAGCAAGTACAAGACCTAACAGAGAAAGTAGTAACCTCTTTTAGAGAGCTTGCACAAATGGCAGGTATCACACCCGGTCTGGAAGAGAAGAGAGGTAGAGGTATTGATTCCCTTGCAAACGTAGCCGCAGGACAGACCAAAGGTTTTTTCGGGGACGTTGAAAGGTTAGAGCAGCAAGTGTTTAATTCAGATAAGCTTTCCCCAGAAGAAAAGCTTGGAGCACTAGAAGGTCTTCAACAAATTGACTTATCTATCAGGCAGTTACGGGGAAGAGCAGGTAGTGAAGAGCCTATGAGTGAGGCCGAAGCTAAGAAACTAGGCAAGCTTCTTGAGTCTATTACTATTACTCGCGGGGGTGTTCTTATTAGGGGCATCGGATTCCAGTTTAGAGAGAAGTCTTCTCCAAAAAATGATGCTCTTAGGAATATGGTTGATCAGCTTAATAACGAAGCTGAGAGGTATAACAAACAACTAGAGAATCTACCAGACGAGGATCAGAGAAAGTATAAAATTCCTGTCGCAAAACCTCCTGAATCTCCTGCGAAAACAGGGGGTGTAAATGAGTCTTACCGTGGTCCAGTAGCAGAGAAATTCATGACCATCTCTGCGAACATC